TAAGCGATAACTGACCTGCTCACATTCGACTGTAACCTGCATCCAGCCATTGCTTAATTGTTCTCGACGTAGAAAGACTACGTCAAAATAATCCCCATCCAAAGAAACAACCGTGTTTTCATTCAAATGTTCTACTGCAGCATCTCTAGCAGGGCAAGTGAAGTCGAGGGTGTTTTCACCATTTAGCCTTTCCAAGCGTTTCGCTGATACTGCGGCTTTCAAAGTGGCTAAAGGGTTCAGGGCATCATCGCAGAAGATTAATTTGCTCATACCGGAATCACCCCCAGGGCTCTGGCATAGGATTGATTACGACTATACTGCACTTTGCCAGTGCTGCTCGTCAGAAGCTTACCATCTAAGGCTAAAGGAACATTGACCAGTATCATTGCATCTCCTAAAGCAGAAGTGCTGTTAGCTTGGGCTGTATTGAATCCAAAATCGAAACCACTTTGAGGGATTGCGTTGTTCAGCTGCTTTTTGACGTGCTTCATCTGTTCACTAAACCCAACACCTAATCCCTCGGCCATGTTTTCTCCTATCACGGCAAAGATTTTGGAAGGGGATCGAATGCCAAGCAAACCTTTAATCCCTCCCACGATGCCGGTAAAGAAGTCATTCATCTTTTCCTTTAGCCAAGCACCCAATCCCAGAATTCCTTGCCAGATACCTCGCACGATGTCTTTACCGATTTCCTTGAATTGAGGAGCGAATGTGACTAAAGTGTCAACGATGGCGGTGACGATGGCAGGAAGCTGTTTCGTGATTTCAGGGATTGCTTGCAGGATACCACTGATCAGTTTCAGCAAAATCTCCGTGCCCATTTTTAGAATTTCCGGTAGATTCTCAACTAGAAAACCTACAATGGATTGAATGATTTCCGGGATGACTTCCGCTGCGACATCGATGACCGTAAGAAGTATTTCCTTAATTTGAGGGAGGATATCTCTGACGGTAGCAATTGTTTCTGCCACTCCAGTTTTGATCTTCTCTCTGGCAGTCTCACCACCAGTCAGTAAACCGATTAAGCCTTCTACCACCAGATTGAATCCGGGTAAGACATCTCCCATGATGCTGTTCTTGACACCGGCAAAGGCGGACTTTAAATCATCCAGGGAATCCCCAAAGACCACAGCAGCAGTAACAGCTTCATCGCTCATCACAAAACCCAACTGACTGGCTCGGTCGATTAGCTGTTGGGTTGCTTCCGCTGTGGTATTCAATAAAGGCAGCATTTCTTGGCCGCTTCTGCCAAATAGGTCATTGGCTAAGGCGGCTCGCTCGGTTTCGCTGCTCATATTCTGTAAGGCACGAATCGACATTTCAAAGATCTCTTCTTGGCTCTTGCCTTGTACTTCGGAAAGACTGTATCCCAATCGCGAGAACATATCCGCAGCAGTTTTACTACCCTTCGTTGCATCGTCCAATAGATTGGTGAGGTTCTTCATTCCAGCACGGGTGGCATTGATGTCGATGCCGGATTGTGACATTACGTAATTCCATTTTTGATATCCTTCTCGAGATAGTCCTAAACGCTGACTCATCTTATCCACTTCGTCTCCAGCTTTGGTGGTTTCCATGGCCATATCAAAGATCGCTTTCCCGGTTGCCATAGCTGCCGTTGCCACCGATGCTGAAGTCGCCGCGAGCGCTGCACCTACGGCCTTCAGAGTTCCTCCCAGTTTGCTCCACTTCGACTCTCCGTCTGCAGCAGTGGAAGTGACAGCAGAAATCGAACCCTTGAAGCGATCCATAAGGCTACTCGTTTCTGCTGTCTGTGTTCCCAGATCATTTAGTAAGGTTTCGTTTTGCTTGACCTCACGTTGCATTCCGTTCAGTACCGCTTGTGCATTATTCAGCTTAATGGTCCAGTTCTGAGTACGTACATCGTTTTCCCCGAAGGAGGTAGCAGAGTTCTGAAGCGCTTCTTTGAGTAATTTCAATCGGTCTTTCTGAGCATCAATTTCCTTGTTCAGAACTTGATTACGAGCTGTTAAGGCAGCCATGGACTGATCGTTTTTGTCGAACTGAGACTGGGTCAGTTTCATCTCAGAGCTAAGCACTTTAAAATTAGCATCGATTTCACGTAGTGCTGCCTTAAACTCTTTCTCACCTTCAATGCCAATCTTGATTCCGAACTGATCGCTCATTCCATTACCTCCTTACAACACATCTCTCAAAATATCGTTAATGTAGAACTCTTGTTTGGGTTTCTTCCAACCTTGGAGTTGCTCGTAGATCTCTCGTTGGTCTAATAGATGCCCGAGCGGCATTAACCAAACCTCGCGTTCTGGTCGTAAGAGCTGGGTGACACCACAAAAGAGGAGCCGGGCAAACGTTTCAGAATCGCTTACCCGGCTCAGGCGTTTTTTGGTTCTTCTTCACTTTGCACGTGCTGCTTCTGACCTGCTTGTAATGCAGCAAGAATCGCTTCTCGATAACTGGTCACATCATAGGGGTCCATCTTCAATTCCAGCTCGTTTGCTGTTAGTAACGGTTTGTTGGTTTTGTTCTCTAGGTTCTCGATGAGGATACATTGATTGGCTAAGACGACAATTAACCAAACGATCTCGTCAATCATCCCGGTCAGGTCCATGCTTTCCAGCATCTTGTTTCCTAACTCCTCCAACCCACCATATCGAGTCGCGATTTCGCGGGTTGCTTTCAGTGTTAGCAAAAGTGGAATCTTTTCTTTGCCTAAAACGAGATAGGTCACTCTTGAATCATCGATCATGTTATGCACCTGCCACTGTTACTTGAGCTACGTTGGAAGTGACTTGCCGCACTCCGGCTGTTAGCACACAGTAATAGAAGTAACTTCCTTCTGTTAAGCTGGTTGGAATGGCGAAGCTTGCTTGTGTTGCTGAAGGGATTGCACTTCCACCCGAGTTGATATTCAGGGCATTGACAAACCATTGATAAGACAGCGTCCCAGCAGTACTCGTCGCTGTTACCGACAAGCTTCCACTGATGGACCCTTCTGTAAGCTCCGTTAAAGCAATCGGTTGAGTTGTGATTTGTATGATAGGAGCGCTGGTGTAATCCGGTTCATACACGGAAGTGAACCAGTTGGTAAAGACTAAATTCGGAATGCTTGGGTTATCCTGATCAGCTTGTGCTCGCCAAGGGTGCTTGCTTAAGCCATCCAACTTATTACGTCGTAAAATAACACCTTCGAGGGTGGGTGTTTGGAAATTAATAGCGTTGCCTTTGGTTTCATACGCTTCGGCCGGGATGCCAAACAGGACTCGGTAAAGCCAAAGATAGAGATATTTCCCGCTGGATTTCTTGGAGCGAAAGCCAATCGCTACCGGGCTTGCTTGCTGGTCGTTGGTCGAAACTAAGACCCCGTTGGAATCTATGACTGCACCGGTCAAATCGGCAGCAATGGTGGGTCCGATGTCTTTAATGCCAAAGCTGATCGTGCCATCGCTGAACTCTCTTAAGAGGGTGTCTAGCACATCATCTGCGTAGAGTTTACCTTCGATGGTGTTGATTTGTAGATTCGCGGTCATGGCTTTGGCGAGGGGGATTGGAGTTGCGTAAGTTTCATTGCCGTTTGAGTCTTCTGTGATTTTGGCATAAAAGAGATTGTCTAAGCCAATTGTGGCCATATTGTTATACCTCCCATGGATAGTCTTTCGCTACCTCGATGACGAAGTGGTGATAACCGGTATCTGCTTCATATCCTAGGTAGCGGCGGTCGGTGATGGTGATTTCTGCATTCAGCAGTGCGTGAATAATCTGATTCTTTATAGTGTTATAGTTCCCTTGATCGAAAAGCGAGAGTCGCACTTCTTGCGTTTCGTGTTGAGGTTGATTATCTGCATAGAGTTGAAAGGCTTCTGTCAAAGGAGTCAAAACCAGATAGCGAGCCGGGGGTGCTTGGGAGAAGGTTCCGGTTTCAAACGGCAGGATGGGTGATAACAAGGGGATCAGCTCTCCTAATAAGCTCATATCTGTTCCAACTCCCTTTGAAATTGCTCTTGCATGGCATCTAGGCATTCTTTTCGGCTACTGGTTTTGGCAGGCTTCAAAAAGGGTTTTGCGGCTTGATTGCTCCTGCCGTATTCTAAAATATTGGCAATCTTGGCATTGCTTGATCCATCTTTACGAGGTTCGGAGAAGCCAATCTTCACATTGTAATTTCCATCTCGATCGATTCTTGACGGAGTAGTTCCTAATGATTCTAGGAGTTCCCCTGTTGACCGAGATTCGCCTTTGGTCTGATTACCAATCACACCTTGCAGATTCTTGCGAACTTTGCTTTCTACGACTTCAGCTCCG